CAACTGACACCTGGACCGATCAAACCGAGTCCAGTGACACCTGGACCGATCAAACGGAATCAACAACGACATGGACAACTCAGTATCCCTCATAGCTTCTGGAGACCTAAAAATGCACGAGGACAAACATTTGGGACTAGCTCTCGAGAACACTTGGGAGATTGTATGTTTCGATAGCGACGGCAAGGAAAAGTGGCGCGAGATTAACGACAACATCGTGGTGAATGTCGGTCTTAACGACATACTCGATAAATACTTCAAAGGGAGCTCATACACCGCTGCCTGGTATGTGGGAATTAAAGGTGCGGGTACAGCGGTTGCTGCAGATACCGTCGCTTCGCACAGCTCCTGGAGCGAGCTTACGGGATACTCGCAAGCAGCTCGACCAACTGTATCACTAGGTAGTGTGGCAAGTCAGAGTGTTGATAACTCAGCTAGTAAGGCGACTTTCACAATTAACGCTACTGCGACTGTAGCCGGTGCGTTCATCATCACCGACAACACAAAAGGTGGTACGTCATCTGGAACGATCTATGGGATCGTGGACTTTGGTAGTGCTCGAGCAGTTATCTCAGGCGATACCCTCGAGGTCACGGTAACGCTAACAGCAGCGAGTGCTTGATCATGGGAGTTGAAGCTAGTTATTCAAATATCAATGATCTGAACACGTCCTGGCCTTTAGGCACAGACGTAAAGTCAGACGGAGATGCGCACTTGCGTGGTATCAAGACAGCAGTGAAGACCACATTCGCTAATGTGACTGATGCTGTGACTCCGACCCATACCGAGCTCAACTATGTTGATGGTGTGACGAGCTCTATTCAGACACAGCTCGATACAAAAGAAGCATCAGGAGCTGCAGTAGCTCTTGCGATTGCTCTAGGGGGTTGAATTGGCGAATTCGTTTAAGAACACAGGCGCAGCTTTAACAACCGGCGGAGCTGATATCTACACCTGTCCTGGATCCACGGAAGCGGTTATTCACGCGATCTACATCTCGAATGTAGATGGAGCTACCAGTGCGGATGTAACGATCAAAGCGACCACGGACGGTGGAACGACCTATTACCACGTTGCTAAGACGGTGCCAGTACCGGCTGACAGTACGCTGGTACTCGATAAGCCTGTGAACCTGGAAGCTGCAGATAAGATCCATATCACTGCGAGCGCAAACTCTGATCTCGAGTGTTTTCTTTCGGTACTTGAAATTACATGAGTTACGTCGGTAAAACTCAGCTCAAAGCGAGCGACATTAAGATCTATACGGCTACGAGCTCTACAAGTGCGACTCATACACTCACCTGGACTCCACCGAATGCACAATCATTAATCGTAACAATTAATGGTGTTTCTCAACATTCGGACGCTTATTCATTAGCTGCCAATGTTGTGACGCTAACTTCGGCTTTAGTTGCGACCGATAAATTACAGATCATTGGAGTACAGGATGTCGGGCAGACTATCGTGCCTGGCACAGGCACAGTTACTAATGATCATGTCGGTGCAAGTGCTGCTATTGATCAGAGCAAGTTATCGTTAGATATAACGAACTCAGACATCAATGCCAGTGCTGCGATTGCGACCAGCAAGATCAGTGGACTTGCAGCTTCGGCAACTACTGACACGACCAACGCAAGTAATCTAGCGACGGGAACAGTACCGACTGCACGGCTAGGTTCTGGTACAGCAGACGCTACGACATTCCTAAGAGGGGATCAAACGTATGCAACAGCGGGAGGCACAAACACTCCTGCATTTTTTGCAAAGTTCGCTTCTTCTGGCTCTCAAACGGTAACTGACAATACAACAGTTAAGGTCGAAATGTCGCAAGAGGTTTACGACTCCGACTCTGCTTATGATCCAACCACGAATTACAGATGGACTCCAGGCGTTGTTGGTAAATATGTTATTGGGTTTAGTGTGTATACAGAAGATAACGAAATTGTTAGGGCAACAGCATCTTTATATATGAACGGATCAAGGATATATGCCAATCACAAGAAAGTTGCTCTTGTTGACCAAACTCAAGTAGCAAGCCCACGACACACATATAACGGTCAAGTAATTGTTGATGTAACTTCTACTTCAGATTATTTTGAAGTTTATTGTTGGATAGACACCAGTGATAGTGGAACCGCAAAGATACAAGATCAAGAAATGACATATTTTTGGGGGCATAAGTTACTAACATGAGTACCTCAAAAGGCTTAGAAAAACTTGGATTTGATCCTGATAATGATTTTATCCTCAGAGATGACAGCGATGGACAGGGAGTTCGATTGATATGGAATTCATCAAAACCCCAACCATCGGATGCGGAAATCGAAGCTGCCCGTGCTGAATGGCAAGCTGAACACGACGCACAAGAATATTCTCGCAATCGACAAGCTGAATACCCTCCTGTTGATGAATTGGTAATTGCCCTGTGGGAAGCGGTAATAGAAGAACGCATGGCATCGTCTATTGCGATCCAGAACAAACGAACAGCAATAAAAGAGAAATACCCTAAATAATGGCTAGAACAACCATCAGAACTGAAGACATTACGGCTGATGCTGTAACTGCTCCAAAGATAGCCAGCGGTGCTGTTCCAGAAACAGACCTTACCGGATTAGAAGATGACATAGCATTGCTTGGTTTTAGGGTTGCTTCGAACGGTTCTTTAGCTAAATACAATTTAGTAGATCAGACAGTAGATGATTTTCAAGATGCGTCGGGAGTAGATACATCTACTTCGACTAATGAGTCATTAGCGGGGGGCGCATACAGTGGTGCGATTGGTAATTATTATGGTGATGCCTCTGACGGTTCTTTATCTACTGCCGGCAACGTTACCTACACTGTTCAAAATAAGAACGGCTCCTACGATGGTGACATGGTGGTCAAACAGTACAGCTCTCTCACCATTAACACCGGCCATACCATTACGGTAGATCAGCAGTGTCGTGGTTTATTCATCATGGTATCAGGCGACTGCACTATAAACGGCACCCTATCTATGGATGGGAAGGGTGCAGCAGCAGACCCTACGGCATCTGGCGGATCTGATAGTAATGCCGTTGGAGCATCTGGCCTTCAAGTCGGGTATATAACATCCGGCGGATCTTCTAGCTTTACAAATGACGGAACAGGTTTTAATGGTGCTGGTGGGGCTATTAGAACTGCATTGGCGAACAACAACGACCTATCAAGTAATGGCACGATCTTCACTATTAGTCGAGATGGTGGGGGTGGGGGAAGCGGTGGCTCGACCCCGTATAGTCAGCCAGCCACAGCAGTAGGGGGTACAGGCAGTGCTGGAAGCACAGGCGGAACTACACTGAGTACCGGTGGTGGAGCTGGTGGTGGAGCCAGGGCCTATTCTGCATCAGGCAGTGATGGAGCAAAAGGCGGAGCCTTTGGTGGTGGTCCAGGTGGTGGTGGAACTCAAAGACCTAATGCTGCTGGGCCTCCAAGCGCACCAACCGTAAATACAGCCGGTGGCGCACAGGATTATGGTGGGGCCGGTGGTAATGCGAGAAATTATGGTCCCTCTGGCGGTTACTGGCAGGAAGGTGGTGGTGCAGGAAATCCTGGTGGTTCCGGCGGTTTCGGAGGAAGTAGCGGTGGTACTGGTGTTGGTGGTGGTATATGGCTTGTTGTTGGGGGCGATCTCACCATAGGTGCTTCTGGCGTTATTACTGCTGACGGAGTTGCTGGTGGTGCAGCTTCCAATGGTGGTGGTGGGGGCGGATCAGGTGGTGGATACGCAATGGTCTTATATAAAGGGACTCTTTCTAATTCCGGTGCTATAGCAGCAGCCGGTGGTGCTGGTGGCGCATCCGGCGGAAATGGTGGTGTTGGGGGAGCTGGCGGAACACATACGAACCAGCTAGGAGAAATTGTTCAGAACATGACGTTGGTGTCTACAGCAACCACTGCGCAATCAGCCCCATCAAAAGGTGACATCGTTATGACCTACTCTAATGCAGTAGGAACTGCCACCATAAATACCGATCTTACCGCTGAGTTCTCTGCTGATAATGGAAGTACTTGGACTTCAGCCACTCTTGTAAGTCAAGGTACGACAGGTGGACATCAGATAGTGTCAGCACATGACATTACAAGAACCTCTACGTCTGGAACATCCATGAGGTGGCGAGTAAAGACATTAAATCAGTCCGCTGCAAAGAGTACTAAAGTCCAAGCGGTGAGCCTCGGCTGGAGTTAGGTGGACCCAAAGTACGCCTACTGGTTGTTTAAGGGAGCTTTACCTGAGAAGGATCGGAACGAAATAAAGAGAATAGCTAGAAAATCTGGTTATTCTCTAGCGAGGACGCAGCGTGACCATAAGCGCGAAGATCACGATGCCTCTAACAGAAGTACAGATGTAGCTTTTTCAAGCAATCAGTTTTTGTACGACACACTCTGTCCTTTTGTCCACTCTGCCAATGATAAAGCTGGCTGGAAGTATGACTTAGATTGGTTCGAGGCTATTCAGATAGCCAGGTATAAAAAGAATCAGCACTATGATTGGCATACGGACGGAGCAAACGATCATTTTGCTGCTTATCGATCCGGCGAGAATCTCCAGGGCAAGGTGAGGAAGGTATCTTGCATATCCGTTTTATCAAATGGCTATGTTGGTGGTGGTTTAGAGCTGGCTTTACAACGGCAGGACTGCGAGAACGAGGTTATCTCTCCAGAAATGGATGTTGGTGATGTGATCGTATTCCCATCTTATATCTACCATAGGAGTACGCC